TCGTGTATCTTTTTCAAAAACATCTGAATGGGATTCAGTACCAGAGGTTGGGCCTGTTGAGGGGTACTTAAAGGTAGGTGATGAAAAACTTATTAAGTATCTTGCAAAACACAATCATTGGAGTCCCTTTGGTCATGCATCAATGCAGTTTCGTATCAAGGCTCCTATATTTGTTGCAAGACAATTAGTAAAACACCAAGTCGGTTTGGTATGGAATGAAGTATCAAGACGATATGTTGACGATGAGGTTGAGTTCTACGAACCTACTGAATGGAGACTTGCGGCAGAGAATAAAAAACAAGGCTCCTCTGATAAGACTATAGAGTATGATGGTGTCGAGCCAGTATATAGAATGTGTAAAGAAACTTATGAACATCTATTGAGAGTCGGTGTTGCACCAGAGATGGCTCGAATGGTTCTACCTCAATCCATGTATACAGAATGGTATTGGAGTGGTACGTTAATGGCATTTGCTCGTGTATGCAATCTACGATGCAAACCAGATACTCAAGTTGAAACTCAAATGGTTGCAAATCAAATTAATAGTCTTGCAAAAGACCTATTTCCAAACTCATGGGAGGCACTACGTGAATTATAGTAATGAAAGTAATATAGGGACTGTTGACAAAATCATTGTATTAATGGAAGAAATTAGTATATTGAAAAGTCGTTATACAGAACAAGACACTGGTAATCTACGAACAGCGGTAAATGTTCTAGAAAATCGTGTACAAGAGTTACGAGACAGAGTGCGTGATTAATGTTAATGACCTCAGATTTACTAGAACCCATAGATGAGACAGATATGAGTCATAAAGAATGTGGTGTAGCTTTAGTTCTAGGTAATGGTGAGTCTAGAGCGTGGTTCAATCCAAGTAAAACTAAAATACAAACTACAGGCGTAGTTACATGGGGTTGTAATGCAATCTATCGTGACGGTGATGTTAATAATCTTGTTGCTATAGATTATGGAATACAACAAGAGATACACGACTCAGGATATCACAAATGGAGTAAGTGTTGGTTTGCAGATTGGAACATACTTCCAGCAAGTGCTGTAGATGGTTTACTGATGGGATTTGATTTTCCAGAAAACTTTATTCATAAGAGTAAAAATGTAACAGACCAGTGTGTAATCGCTGGTACTGATCCTGTTACACTCAATGAGAAAATAGAGTCTGCAATAAAACAGTTTCCTAATCTCGATATGAAAGACTTACAGATCAAAATGAATAAGGATGTCGGTGTCTGGATTACCTATGTAAATGAAGATGATGGAATAAGAGATATTGACTTTCCTAAGAGGTGGGCTGCTGGTACGACTGCACTATATCTCGCTTGTCAGGATGGTGCAAAAGAAGTATACATGGTAGGGTTTGATTTAAGCTCGCCAGATAAACTTATAAATAACATCTATAAGGGAACTGACTATTATTTTCCCGAAGATGCGAGAGGTTTCACTCCAGTTAGCTGGATGAAACAGTTAGGTATTGTTTTTAATGAGTTTCCTGATACACAATTTTATTGGGTTGGTCGTGAAGAAGACGGTGTTTTTCTAGAAAAAAACATAAGATACTTGACAAAAGAAGAACTTTGTGATAAATTAAACATACAATAAAACATACGATAACACACGATAACATAAGGAGATATAAATGTCGTTAAGCGCAATGAAGAAGTCCAATTCGTTGGACAAACTGCTCGGTGCAGCAGTACAAGAAAACAAACCCCAAGAAAAGAAGTCATACGTTGATGAACGTATCTGGAAACCTGTAATGGACAAAACTGGTAACGGTTTTGCTATCATTCGTTTTCTGCCCGCACCAAAGGGTGAAGAGCTTCCTTGGGTAAAACTTTGGAACCATGCATTTCAAGGCCCAACTGGTCAATGGTATATTGAGAACTCTCTCACCACCATTAATCAAAATGATCCAGTATCAGAATTAAACTCCAAGTTTTGGAACTCTGGTGTAGAGTCTGATAAAGAGATCGCACGTAAACAGAAGCGTAAGTTGCAGTATTACTCCAACATCTACGTTGTCAAGGACTCTGCAAATCCAGAGAACGAAGGGAAGGTATTCCTCTATCGCTTTGGTAAGAAAATCTTTGACAAGATTATGGAGACAATGCAGCCTGCATTTGAAGATGAGTCTCCAGTAAATCCATTTGATTTCTGGGAAGGTGCAAACTTCAAGTTGAAGTTGCGTAAGGTAGATGGTTACTGGAACTATGACAAGTCAGAGTTTGAAAAACCATCTGCTCTATTAAATGGTGATGATGCAGAACTTGAGGCACTTTGGGGAAAGCAACATTCTTTGAAAGAGTTTACTGCTCCAACTAACTTCAAGTCTTATGATGAGTTGCAGACTCGTTTGAACACAGTTCTGTCAGGTACAACTACGGTTGGTAATGTAACAGATATTCAAACTGGTGAAGCATTTGATGACTCACCCACTACAACTACTGTAGTTGATACGAAAGAGGAGCCTGCTCCTACTGTATCAGTAACAGATGAAGATGATGACACTATGTCATATTTTGAAAAACTTGCAGAAGAAGGTTAATTGATGAAGACTTTTATTATGATCGCATCAGCAGTGGTACTTTTTAGTACCGCTGCTAGTGCAAACAGTGTAACAATTGAATGTCGGAATGATGTTCAACGTGGAACACTTAAACTAACTAATCCACCTGTCATGAACTGTGATGACTTTAATCTTGTTAAAAGGTATGTTGGTTCTGGTGTTACTGTAGGCCCTGATTCAAAAGTAAATGAATTGGTTTCTGCGATTGAAAGTATACAACCAGCACCCAATGCACAACCAGTGACAGAGGTTTCAAGTGAACCTCTGGGTGATAAGTTCTCTGGTACAAGGCGTCATGCAGAGTGGTTTAAAGAGAAGCCCTCTGAACGAACATCTTGTCCACCACAAAATAGTAAGTGGATAAATTTAAAATTCAATGAAGATGGTGGAGTTACCATCAAACGATAAAAAGAAACCCCTGTAGAAATACAGGGGTTTTTACTTTAAGGAATTGCTGTTAATTTATCAAAAACTCTATCTATATTTTCAATAGATGTTGTTCCAGAAACTAGATTGTTTGTAGTTGGTGAGCTAGAGGTTATATCGCCCTGTTTTACAACTACTTGTGTATTTCCATTTTGTGACGGCATCGGCCCAGCTAATGATCTTGGGTCTATCATTGCAGCAGAAGATGCTCCAAATTGTTTTTCGTTTTTTAGTCTCTCAGCTTCTTTTTGCTTTTCCCTTTCACGTCTCCGAGCTCTCAAGGCAAGTTCTGTTTCTCTTGCTTCTTTTCGTATTTGTTTCTTTTCTTCTGGGTCTGTAACTAATCGTCCATTTTTATATAACTTGTTTGGATCGTCTGAACCTTCTGAACCTTTTTGATTAATTTTATTTGGTTTTTCATCATCACCCATACCAATAAGATTTTTAGCTCCACTAAGTATGTTACTACCTATATTTTTTACTTTATCAATAGATTTTTTAAAAAAGTCGGATATAAAATCACCTAAAAAGATTAACATTTTCTTGATACCTTCAACAATATCAATATCATCTAAGTCTTTTGAAAGGTTTTTTAGACTTTCAATTCCTAATGCCTCGCCTATTGCGTTATAAACCCAAGATATACCATCTTTAATTGGGTCTAGTAAAGCCCCAACAGCATTTGCAAGGGATGAAACCAGATAGGTTTTAACTGCTTCCCATATACTTCCAGTTTTATCAAATTCTGCAAAAGCATCTTTTGCTCCTTGAAAAATACCAACAACAGCAGCGTATATAAGTGCAGCAATTCCAGCAAATTTTAAGAAAGTTGTACCCAACGCTTTTACTGTTCCTAAAATTCCTGCTTTACCGCCAGCTCCTGCAGCAGCATTAATGGCCAATTGAGCTAAATATGTTTTTTTCATTGCTCCACCAAATAACGTAACTGCACCAAGCAGGGGTGTCATTATAAGGCTAGGAGCAAGAGCTAAAACGATGGCACTAAGAATTCCTATGTTCTCCGTAATAACTGCACCTATTCCTTTGTCACCATCAACATAAGATTTCAAATCTTCAAAGAGGTCGTTAAGTTTTCCACCAATATACAAGGCTAAAGGTTTGATTATCTCATCATACAAATATGCTACAGCAGGAATAATAACATCAAGTAATGTTTTTATAATTTCTTTAAATTTTGGATTGTCTAAAAATGCGAGAGCTGCAACTGCAAGGCCCCCAAATAAAAATTTACTAAATCCTTTAAAACCAGCTTTAACCTTTTCTTTACCAGATTTTGCAATACCACCAAGAAATCCAGCAGTGGATTTGAGGTATCCTAACATTTTACTATCTTTTACATCATCTTTTGCATCATCCTCAGCATCTGCTGCACCTTTTTGACTATCTTTTTGAAATAGTTTTGCAATTTTTCCTAAAAAAGTAGTTTGTTTATTTTCTTCTTCATCCTTTCCTGTCGATATTACGATTTGTTCTGTTGCATTTGCTTGTCTTGTTTCCCAAGCTTTTCTACCACCCTCAACTCTTTTAGCATTTATTTCTGCTTTTTTTGCATCATCAGCTGCTCGTTCCTCAACAGACATTAGTTGTCGAGTAGTCTCTTGTTGAGCTTTAATTAATTTTTTAAAACCAGAACTGGACATTTCTTCGGCCATTTAAATCACCTATTTCTTAGAGTCTTTACTTTTGACATATGCTTCTTTACCAAAGAACGCTGCAACGATTGCAGCAACGGAGACAAAGTACGTTGGAGCCATATCACCTAATACATCTGCTGATTTCTCAAGTCCAGTGAAAACAGATAATACAACAAGGGATGGATACAACAACATACCAAAGAGAGCAAACCATGCCATATGACGTTGTGCGTCCTCTTTCTTGTCTTCATTTTCCATATGTAACTTCATATCTTGAAGTCGTAGCATCTTTTCATCCATCTCAAGTTCCTCATCAGTGACAATACCATCTCCATCTATATCTAAATTTGCATACTCTGAATCTTTTTGCAATCTCTTCTGTGCAGCCATAGTAGTCTCCAAAACATTTTTTATTATTTATTCTTTTGTTTTGCCATTTCTTCTTTTTCTTCTTCAATATGTTCTATTAATAATCCAACATATACTTCCCTCTCCCAAGGCATCATATTTTCTATCTCTGTTAAACTCCATTTATGATATTGTATCATTGCAAAATTTGTTTTATAATAATTAAATACAGAATCATGAGAGAGGGCTACCCGAAAAAACTTTGAATACCCTCAATGACTACTTCACCTTTCTTTTTAGTCTTTGGATTAGTTACTTCTACAGAGTGTTGAACTTTCGGCATAGTTTCAAAAAAGTTACCTACTTTTTCAAATTGTTCTCCTGTTAAACTATCAATAAACTCATCTAATTCTGTATCAGATACATCAACTCTATTATATACTTTTTCACCATCATGAATTTCATGAACACATCTTTTAATCATCGAAAAAACATCCTCAACATCATTTGTATTTGTGCTAATGTCTGTCATATCATTAAGTGTTGGATATCTCATAATCATTTTTATATTATCTGTAATACCAATTTCATTAGTGTGACCAACTTTCATGTTCACACCAATTTCTTCTAAATCGATTTTTTTATCTACTCTTGTCTCATTGTCATCTGGACACAACAAACTTAAATCTATTTTTTCTCCTACAGATTTTGCTCGTATTCTTAAAAATAAATATTCTACATCAAAAATAGGAATTTTATATGGGTCTATTTTTGAAAAGGTGCAGTTAGTAATAAGTCCTGCTAGTGCTTCTTTTACCTGTTTTTCATCATTAGATTCAGAAGCCATCATTAGAGTTTTTTGTTCTTTGACCAAGAAGGGTCTATATTTAATCGTTTCGCCAGTTGATGGTTGTTCAAGTTCATAAACTGGCGTATCAAGTTTAGGTAACGCCATAATTTTTCATCCTTTATTATAATCTATTCAGTATTCTAGGAATGTTCCTAGATATATTTCTTTCTACTACGTTAAGCGTAGTATCCAATACCCTATCAAAAATGTTCAAATCGGGGTTTTGAATTTTGTCAAGACTAGTCCAATATCTAAAACTAAAATTTACTGGTATTAACATTATCTGATCATTTGCACCATAAGATAAGTTATTTGCAGCTATGGTCTTCGGGAAAACTTCCCACAGTTTAAGTCCATATCTTCTTTTATCTTGTCTATCTAATAAATATATTTCCATAGTACCAATGTAATCATTATAGTATCCAATGTTCCAAGTCTTTTCATCAAAAGCTGACCTTTGCCAATTTTCAAAAAATACTCTTTCTGATAACTCTGAACTAGCTTGAAAGTTCACACTTATTTCTTCTGCGTAAGTGACGCCTTCTACAACTTCTCTTTGTGGCCCGTATACGTTAGTGTCATTAGTTGTTGCTAAGTTTCTGCCAGGCAGATTGACATCTTGAGCTCGTAGAGAAATTTTTTCAATATCTCTTTTACCACCTCGTCTTTCCATACCTTGAAATATATTAAGTTGTGTAGCACCACTAAGTTTTGAAGGTGGAAAAATTAAAACCTCGTATCTGTTTGGTTGTGCATATCCATTCTGGTCACGAAACCCAGCAAGAATATCATTTAGGATACCAAAAGCACCAGCTTCTAAAAATTTAGGAATTTCAGCCATTAGATCATACTCCTAGAGTCAGACCATACTTCTTTTGCGGTTGCCTTCTTGAATCTCTGTACTGGTAAAAGAGTTGCAACTGTAAACTCATCTGCATCTATTCTACGAAACTGTGACTGTACTTGACCAGCTAAGTATTTGTGTATGGTTGGTTTTATTAATCTTATATTTTTTAATCTACTATAATCAACAACTAGTCGTGTACTCTCATCAAACTGTGAGTTGTTAGAATAGTCTACTAATCTATCAAGTAATCTTATTCGTAGAGGAATTGGAAGGTAGTGTAAATTTAAACCTAAAAATCCATCACTATAGGTTTCCAAGGGTAAGACCAAAGGAAATGTATCATAGTAAGGTAGTTTTTTCTTGAATTTTGGATTGTAGAAAAACATATTTAACTTACCATAAAATGGTTTGTTGTTTCTCTTACCATCACGAATCAAGTCCATAGCCTGAGGCGTACCAAACTCTTTGATCTTATCTTTGTACCATTGAGTAGATTTTGGTCTACCCTTAGCATCGTCTAAAACGCTTTGAATATATTTACTTTGTGCCATACTATTATTTATACATAATGTTATGATGCATAGTAATTTTCAATCTCCAGCATTTTATTCTTTACAAAGTCAGTTCGTTCTTCTTTTGGTAGAGTATCACTCTCTGTAATCGCTGCGATACACCTTTGAGCAACCTCACGGCGGTTCTTTACCTCGTCTGCATCATTGTTAGCTTTGGGTATCTTTAAAACATTACCAGAACAATACGTGTTTGGTTTACCATCTACCTCACTTAACCAGTTTTTCCATGCTTCTGCTGATGCCTTTTCGTTGTCACCACTTATTGCATCTCTTAACTGTTTACGTGACAGATATACACCACCATCAAACTTCATAGGGTTCTCAAGTGCGTGAATTGCGATTGGTCTTTGAGATGCAGTTATCTCATAGTCGCCAGGAGCGTGTTGTGCATCTAAGTAAGCTGAACGATAACGATGATGTTCTGGTACAGGAGGCAACTTACCTATTCTGTCGTAGTAAGACCTCTCTGGTCTACGAATACCACACTGACCTTCTAGAAAGTCAATCTTCTCATATCCAATAAGTTCCTCATTACCTACATCTCTTGGGTCAATGTGAGGCCCGATACCTCTCCATCCTATCATCTTGCATGAGGTATTGTCGATAGGAACAGTCCAACGATACATATGTACTCGACTAAAGTGTTTTGATTTTTTACCATCCTCAAATAGATAGGAGTGAAAACTGACGTTGGGAAGAATTTGATGATTGATACGAATGAACAGATAGTCATCATCAACTCTACGTGAAGATGTCCACGCCATACTCTTACCATCATGCACTGGAAAGAATTGCAAGTCTGGACGAACCAGATATGCGTTTGCACCGGCCTCACCAAAGGTGGTTCCCTGTTCGTGTCCTTTGATAACTGCTGTAGTATGTAGGGGTGTGTGATGAAACTGGTCGGCTGCATTGTCTTGCACCTGTAACCAGTTACACGTTTGCACGTTACTGTATGGAACTAACTTATCGTCTGGATGACAGGTAAAGTCTCCTTCCCATTCTGGAAAAGGTGGTTCCTCTTCTGGTGGGCCCATGTATGCAAATATCAAACCATTTTTCTCAATTGCCTTGTAAGCGGGTTGACATAGATTTTTGGCCATACGGCAACCCTCTTCCTCCTCACCAGTTGGCATAGGAACTTCTAAACAAGTTCCATCTACATCAAAATGAAAACCATGATACGAACAACTGATACCATGTTCCTGTATCATACCATATTCAAGTGATGCTCCACGATGTATACAGTGTGCGTGAAGAACACCGACACTACCGCTCTTATCTTTGAAGGCAACTAACTCTTCTCCTAGTATCTTGAGAAAACGAGGAACATCAGTCAACTCTTCTGACATGCAGATTGGATGCCAAAATCTTCTCATGTATTCACCAGTTGGTGTGCCTGGCAATACCTCTGTTAGTGTTGGATCGTGTTGTGGAATTTGGTTATTGTGATATCCACCATATGGTTGTTTTTTTTGATTCATCAATTTGTCCTTTAAAATTCATCTTCTTCTGAGTCTAAGTCTATATCTAATACTAATAAGTCACTTTTCGCTCTTGATGTACATACTGTTAATTGCGTACTATGATCTATGTTTGTCACCATATCACAATGATCTACTTCTCCCTCTAAGTACGTGGTAATGCATTTTTCACACATACCTTGTTTGCATGAGTGTGGTTGTTGTATGTTATTTTCGAGTAGTATATCTAATATGGTTTTGTTAGCTGGTACAACAAATGTATTTCCTGTACTTGCTATCTTTATACTAAATTCTTGTCTTTTCATTTGAATTATTTATTCTAAAAATTCAATTTTTCGTCATTCAATGTTTTTATCAACTGCATACTAAAAACGTATACCTAGCTCATCTTCTGTAAGTATCTTAAATTCCATGTCATTATGGTCGCACCACTTTTTTGCAGACTTCCATTTTGCTTCATTTATACTATAGGTCTTTACCTCATTTATAAATCGTTTAGTCTTTCGAGTAACAGGCTTTGGTGGTCTGGTTTGATTCTTCGGTTTGACTTCTATAATAAACTTTTTAATCTTACCAGTTGATTGTTTGACCTTAATATAAAAGTCTGGAAAGTAACGATGCATCTTGCCGTCCCAAGGAGACAAATAGGGTATGATGATTTCTTCAGAACCCCACTCAAGTATGCTGTCACTGGTATCACAATACACCATAAACTTTCGCTCCCACGAAGAACGATAGATTACGTTGGAAGGATTCCCTGTGTATTTTTTGGGATTGTTTGGAGTATATTTACCTTTATATGTTTTCATGTATAAATACTTATAACAGATTATAGGGATATTTAGATGGCAATATTAACAGGAATTACAGGTGCAGTTCGAGCAAATATTGCTGGATTTGCTAGTCAGAAAGTTAGAGCTGGTACTGACCGAATTAGAAACCTTGCTGGTTTATCTAAAGAAGGTGGTAACTCTGGTCTTGGTGAAATATTTAACGCTGGTCAAAGAACAAATAGTAACATTTTTTCATATCCTATAAATGTAGATAGTGATCCACAACAAGGTCACTATATAATGTTTTTTATTAACGAAAGGATTCCAGGCAAACTTGCAAAGAATAAAGGTAACAAAAATTTAGGTAATGCGAGTAAAAAGATCGTTGGTGAAGCTAATGCTCCATTTACAGCAGCAGATGGTCAGTTAGATGAAGAAGAAAAAATAATAGCATCACAGAAAATAGCAGATTATAGAATGGAAAAGTCCAACAATGTTTCAGCTGGAAAATTGAATAGGTCAATTGTGTTAGAAAAACTTCCTACTCAAAGACTTAAAACAAGTATTGCATTGTATATGCCTCCATCCGTAACAGTAGAATATAAAGTAAATTATGGTGAACATAAGATTGGAAGTCTTGCAGCTCTTGGTGCAGCTGCAATAGAAGCATTTAGGGCTGGAGCTGGAACTAAAGATACATTAACAAAAATAGCTGACGAGTTAACTGGTTCTACAGCAAAAGAGGGTTTAAAAAATTTAGCAAATGCTTCTTTAGATACTCTTGCGCCTGGCGCTCTTGCTTTATCACAACTTGAAAGTGGAACTGTTATTACTCCAAGAATGGAAATGATGTTTGAGGGTGTTGGCCGAAGACAATTTACCTACACATTTAATTTTTTACCGAAAAGCGCTCAAGAGGCACAATTAGTAGAACAAATTATATATCAATTTAAATTTTATGCAATGCCAAAATATTCTAATCCAACTACTAGAAGAGAGATGGATATTCCAGGCACCTTTGATATTCAATATATGTATAGAGGTTCAGAGAATAGTTTTCTTAATAGAGTATCAACTTGTTTCTTACAGAATGTTTCGGTGGAATATGGAGCAGATCGTTTTACTGCATATCAACCAACACCATCTAAATTTGGTTCAGGCCCTCCACCACAGAAAAGTAAACTTACTTTAAACTTTACTGAATTGGAAGTATTGAGTCAAGATCACATTGCACAAGGATTTTAATTATGTATTTTGCAAACTTTCCTCTCATACCATACGATTCAGTTGGTAACGGTGATTTTAAACTTGTAACTAATCTAATGAAACGTGTTGCTCTTAGGTCAAAGGTAAGAACAAACGCACTACTATATGATACATATGATGTTAAAGAGGGTGAAACACCAGAGATGTTAGCAGACAAACTCTACGGTGATCCGAATCTACACTGGATAATCATGTATGTAAATGGTATCACAGATAGGTATCATCAATGGCCATTGTCCACACCACAGTTTTTAGCTTTTGTTAATGATAAGTACAGTAATCCTGATGGAACACATCATTACGAGATAACACAAACTTCTGGTGATACCACGGTAACGATTGATATTGGATCAGACAACACAAGTCATGGTGATGCTACACTCGTAACAAATTATGAATATGAGGTGAGTAGACAAGATACATTACGTAAAATACGTTTACTAGACTCTGCATATGTAGATCAGTTTGTAGAAGAGTTTGAAAACCTCATTGGTGCAAGTGTGCTATAATGGCTGATGAAATTAAGTCCGTAGGTGATTTTAGATTAGCAGAAGCAAGAATCATAACATCATCTGGAACAGAAATAAATGTAAAACAAAACATAGTTGGATTAAATCTCTTTGAAGATTGTCAACGAAATGCGATAACTGGAGAGATATTGATACAAGACTCTGCTGATTTTGTGGGTGTAGGCCCAATTATTGGTCAGGAATACTTTTTACTAAAAATTCAAACACCCTCTCTCAAAACAGAGGACGATATTATTGATTACACTAAAAATGTTTTTATTATAAACTCTGTTCAAAATAGAACCGAAACTGGTAACAATGTATCAATGTATCTATTAACCTTTTCAACTTCAGAGATAGTAAAGAATCAAAGAACTAAAATTAATGAATCATTAAATGGAACGTACTCTGATATTGTTGAGGATATGTTAAACAGGGTTGATTGTCAAAAACAGATTTTTATAGAACCAACGAATGGTGTTAAGAGAATTGTTGCTCCAAACATATCTCCGTTTCACGTTATATCAATGGCACTAAAACAATCAACATCAAGTTTAAGTGATAACTTATCTCCAAGCTATATGTTCTATGAGACATTTAAGGGATATCATTTTAGAACTTTAGCAAGTATGTACGCACAACCTGTTTCTCAAACATATACATCCTATGTGCCTGGCAGTCAGGTAGATAAAGGAATTGTTAATATTGAGACACAACTAGGGGCTATCCTTGGTTATGAAATTGTAGATAATAGTAATAGTCTATTTAACTTTACTACAGGTGTCTATGGTTCAAAACTTATCGTACATAATATCTATAGTAAAACATTTAACGAATATCAATATAATTATTTTGATAATTTTTCTAAAGAGAAACATATTACAAGCTATCATGATAAAAACCAATTTCCTATTTTTAGTGACGTAAGTATAGAGAAAGATGGTTCTAGAAGCTCTGATTTTGCAAGTAGGACATATCTATCATCAATTTCACAGGGTGAGACAGACACGAACAATACAACTGAAGAAGGAACAGAACCATTTGCAGCCCCTGACCCACAAAACTCTATACAAGAAAGAGCCTCTACAATGAATCAGTTAGACAAAGGACTTTTACTAAATATAGTTACACATGGTAATACTTCTGTTAATGCTGGAGATGTTGTGATACTTGATATACCTCACGTTGCTTCTGTTAAAACAGCTGATAAACCTAAAAATGATAGGTTTTATCAAGGAGTTTTTCTTGTAAAAAGAATTAAACATGAATTTAATTTCTCAGATAAAAAACACAAATCACTTATGACACTCGTAAAGGACTCTCTAGCTAAAGAACTAGATGGGCCAAAAGACTTGTTTGAACCAAAACCAGAGAAAAAACCTTCAGTATTTAAAAATAAAGAAACTTTTTATCCACAACTTTAAAGAAAGGAGAAATGTGTCAAAACAAAAATACCCAATAAAATTGATCTGAAACAGAAAGGAACGACAAAATGTCACTAAAAATGAAGAACAGAATTAAGAAGATGAACTTTCAAAAACAACAACGTAATCTCATAGAGGAACTTTCAGATGACGATAAATACATTATAGAGTTAGCAGGGTATAGAAAAGATACATTAAGAGGTAAATATGAAAACCTTCAACGATTTACAAGAGGGACTCAACGACCCCAATATATTTAAAGCGTTCTTTCTAGCTGGTGGCCCTGGCAGCGGTAAATCATTCGTTGTCAGGCAAACCACTGGTGGAACTGGATTACAGATAGTCAATTCAGATGATGCATTTGAGCGTTATCTGAAACAGGCTGGTCTTGAAATGGATATGAGGACAACACAAGCAGAGCGTGAAAAAGAAGAAAGAGATACAGAACGTAAACGTGCGAAGAGAGTAACAAAGGCTCGTAAAGGTGGTTATATACAAGGTAGATTAGGACTTATCATAGATGGCACTGGTAAGGACTACGATAAGATTGCAAAACAGTCTATTCAACTAAGACAGCTAGGTTATGATACGCATATGATCTTTGTCAATACCTCTCTTGATGTTGCTCTAAAGCGTAATGCAAAACGTGAACGTAGTGTTTCAAATTCAGTTGCAACAAACTCATGGAGATCAGTACAATCCAACATAGGTAAATTCAGTCAGCACTTTAGACAGAATTTTATTGTTGTAGACAATAACAATGCAGACGCAAAAGACCCTCAAATTTTCAATGATGTATTGAAACAAATCAAAGGGCTCCTCAAGAAAAAAGTGAAGAGCCCTCTCGCAAAACAGTGGGTCATGCAACAGATGAAAGACAGGGGCATCACAAAGGCCCCCAAGGGTTTCTAAACTCTCATATTCACTCTTTTCGGTTCATTCACACATTCAACGTGTTCTTTTCTCAACACAAGGTTGAACACCAATTCGTATAGCATACACACATTAAAAGCAAACTCTCTCATATAGACTCCTTATCTGATTCTCTCCTAGTATACCACAAATAGATTAATTTAAGGTTAACGTGTATTTTTTTCTTGACAAATATTATTGAGCCTGATATACTAGTAATATAATCAAGAGAGAGATTCGTATGATTTTTGTCGAAACAACTGGTGGTCTAAAGAAAGACAGAGAACTTGCTGAAAAGGTCATATGGTTCTGTATGGAAACACTCATGCCTCGTATGAAGAATCTTGGGGTTGAGTGTGAGATTACCAATAAGTTAGAAGGTGGTGTTCTAGGTTATGCTTGGTGTGTTGAGGATAACAGAGATTGTGCTATTCAAATAGATAATCGTTTGAGTCGTGATGTGAGCAGAGATAAGTTCATTGAAACAGTTTGTCATGAGATGGTTCATGTCTGGCAGATGGCCACAAACCGCACAAAAGAGACTTATCGTAATGGACATAAACAGTTGTGGAAGTGCAAAGACGGTAAGTATCGCAACTACGGTAAAACCGCATATGAACGTCAGCCTTGGGAAACAGAGGCATATGCGATGGAAGGAAGACTTGCAGAATTATTCAAAAAATATGAAAAAAACTGTTGACAAACCTAATTTTATCCTGTATACTAGTAATATAATCAAGAGAGAGAAAATGACTGTTAAATCTAAAACCGCTGAATACAAAAGAGAGTATTACTATGCTAATCACGAAAAAGCTTTAGCTTCTGCTAAAACCTATCGTGATAAGAATAAGGTTAAGATTAGAAATTCTCTATATGCATGGAGAAAGAAAAATCCAGAAAAAATTCGTGCATACGGTGCCAAATATCGTGATGAAAAACGTATCAAAAAAGAATATGCAGAATGGAATGATACGCTTCGTGAATTAGGTTATGCAGACTTAATCAATTAAAGGAAATGAAATAATGAAAGAAACTGCTTAAAAAGTGAAATTAACTGTTGACAAACCTTATTTTGTCCTGTATACTAATAATATAATCAAGAGAGAGAGAAAGAAACATGATGAACCCAATTGATATCGTAGACATGGATTTTCACAAAGAAGTATCAGTGATTGAATTAGGAACAAAAATTATCGGTGATTTCGGTGGTTATACTGAACTCTATAATGGTGAAGTTGTTACAATTAGCACGTATGACACTGGCCCCTCGACTCCAGAAGTCAAGGTCAATTGGGACAATGGTTCTCATACTTGGATTTTGTTGAGTGAGATTAACGCTAAAAAAGGAATTGGTTATTTTACGGAAGAAGGATATTATGCTCAATAAGAAAGAAGCACTGTTGAAGACGTTGGATGCAGTGAAGAATCCTAAAGAAAAAGTTTCTGTTATTCATGCTGCGTTTGGTGATAAACCTCATTTGGTTGCACTTGTCGAAGTTAATAAAGAGTGGACTGACATGGAAAAGTTAGAATATGCTTTTATGAAGACAAACACCATCAACGAAGCATGGTATGCTAGTGAAGATGTTGAATACGTTGGCCCCAATCCTACTTGTCGTTCTACCAG